CTACCGCCGCAACCGTTCCGGCTTCTTCCACTGGTAAGTATTTTTCGCGCTCTCCCTCCGTTGTTGAGAACGGCGACGGGATGCCAGCAACTCAAGGACTCTTGTTCGTATGTTGCGCATATCCACGCCGTTAAGCTCAATACCATCACGGCGCATCACCTCAGCAACAACACGCACATAATTTTCAGCGGTCACGCTGTCCGGCTGTGTGGCCTGTTCGTCATGCTGCTGGCTGATTCCGACGACGCGGCGGATTAATCCCAGTAGTTCGGCTTCAGTCATTGTGCCCTCATCGTTCTGATAGCCTGGTGTCGTCGGGTCCTTCCTGGAATTATGGCCCGTTACGGGGCGGCGGTTACTCGCCTTTGTTCTGTAGCAACTTCTCAGGCACGTTTCCGGTAGTTTCCATCAGGTAATCAGCCAGTATCTGTGGCAGGGTTTCGTCAAGTCTTGCACATGCGTTACATGCTTTGACTATTTCCCTTTTTAGTTCATCCAGCATATACGGCCTTATATCGGGAAAGCGCCTTTGCATTGTGAGCGGGAGGCTGTCCATGATTGAAGAAATTTGTTGTGCCAGCTTTGAAATCGCGTAGATGCAAAACTTTGTATCAATCACCTCGCCGCGTTCGCGCTCGTTTTTAAGTTCCTGCGCTTCCGCCTGGGCCGTCATTAATCTGATTCTTACGCGTAAAAGTTCATCATCATCAATCTCGCCTTTGTCGTTTGTAAGTTGGTTAATTGCATTGTTAACCCTATTGTCTATCACGCTAGCAACATCATAAAACGCCTCACGGCCTTTACGCTCAACGGGAGTCACTCCCCACTTGTCGAACGCTGTCGCACTTACGCGGCAGCTTTGCGCCATAGTTTTTTTGTTCATCAGGTGCGATTTCATCAATATCCCCACTTAGTTAAGGTTTCAGGTTGGTGTGTTGGTGTTATCTTTCCCTTTTCATTCATGGAGATAGAACAAACAACAAAACCACCACCACCACCCTGAAAAAGCTCATAAATAGCGAAAAACCGCAAGGTCGCCGCCCCGTAGCCTGCCGGATCGCCGGAAAGGACCCGCCAGCCAGAACGGGCCCTAATTTCATCAACCAATCAACTTATAGCGACCATCCCGTGCATTGCGACGTACACGCTCAATCTTGAGGCATAGCGCCGCATCTGGCTTTTTGGGGACAGGTACGCGGCAATATTCAGAAGCTCGAGGAATATTGTTTATCCAGTCGATCACTTCACTTAAATACCAGGCCTTACGCCCTTCCGTAACCTGTACGCGTTCGGGGAACTCTCCACGAGCCTCAAGGTTTAGCAATGTGCGACGGCTAAGGGTAGTAAGTTCCATCACCTGATTCATATCAACAAGGCGTTCACTTAAACGCATTTTGTCAGCAATAGCCTTTAATTCCTCTACTGCTGGATCCGGATACATCATTTCGGCAATTGGCTTAAGGTCATTGTAATGATTCTGCATTGTATCCCCCTTTACACACGAGCCAGCGGCTGAACAGAAATACCTGAGCCAACAAACGCGGCAACCTTTGCCGACAGTTCTCTTACAGACTCAGGCCAGTTCAGAGCATCAACATTTAAAACACCTGTCTTATAAACCTGTGCCTGTGTTTTTTTCGCTGTGTCGATTTGTACAGCGGAAACATAAACCGCTTTGCCTGCGCTCGTTCCATCCCATACCACTAGCGCACCAGTTGCATCTTCCTGCATCAGTGGCGTAAACGCAGGTATTACCCCTTTATTGGCTGAAAATATCCCCAGCGTAGTAACCAGTGCTTCAGTACCAGACATGAGTTCAGTGTAATGAGTAGCCATTGCTCCCCCTTAGCCAATGCGAACGGTAACAAAACGATTGATGCGGGCCGGTATTGGCTGTGGTGCAGAGTGCGTTTGTACGTACTCAATAGCCGGATCACCAGGCACAATATAGTTTTTCGGTGCAAGTTCGGCTTTAGTCAGCCCCATTCGGATTAGCTCCGGATCCTGAATACCGCCATAGGCGACAATCCCCTGAAGAGCCGTATTGCCAAGCACCATCAAATCAGGATCAAGGAAATGTTTTTCAGTTCCGTCCTCGTCGGTATAACGTCCGCTGTAAACAACAATCGCAACATCGCCCATATACCCTTTAAAACTCACCGAATCACCAAGGTCTTTAAGGGCCGTTTCCAGTTCGGAATTAGAACCACGACGGGTATCCAGAGCCTCTTTTATCGCTCTGAATGAACGGTATTTCTTCCATACATTACCGCCCATAATGATGATATTAGTGACGCCCTCACTAAATTCTGCGTAGCTCTCAATATCATCATTTGGATCAAAAGTTTCTTTATCCTTACCTGACCACTCAGCACCGCCAGACTGCGTGATAATATTTTGTGGTTTTATATTCCAGTCCAGTTCATAACGTTCAATACCATCGCCCTCAATGATATTTTTCCCCGTTGTGATTGCCTGAACAGCAATCCATTCAATACGTGCACGTATAGCTTTAGCCTGATTTACAATCGCCTGTTTAACTTTAATATTACGCGCTCCAAAAGCATTGTATTGTTCAGGTGATACACCAGCAGGGCGCACAGCTAACTTATTTGGATCAATACTGCTTTTCGGTTTCATATAGCCTGGGCGAATTGTTTTTGATTCGTATCCCTCATCTCGTGAAACTTTACTGCCCACCATAGGAGAGCAAAACGCCGCGATCGGGATATTTGGATCGTCGATCGTATCAAGAATAATGTCTCTCGATTCAAACATTACCGAGCGAGTGAAAAACAAACTGGTAAACAACGCATTTAGTTTTTTTTGCACATCTTCAGCATTAGCCACCTGCACAAGCTGTGTAGGCGAATATAAATCAACCATACTCATCCTCTTTACATTCATTACAAATAATTGTGAATATATTCTATTACCGATGTCTGCTATGCGAATACATGCAACCAAGTGCAATGTTGTATAAAATCTGCCGTGACAACTTCAGTGCTGATAATTCGTGTTAATGTATTTACTTCCTTTGGTCGGGATTTATGTAGCATGCCGGAAAATCTATTTTTTTCCGGCATTTTTTGTTTGCAGAATTTAAAACGGTATATTATCGCCGTACGGTTCATCATTCCCTGACTGTTGTTTTGCCCTGTTCAATGCGTCAGTGGCCTGGCCCTGTTGACCTTTTTTGCCGCCCGGTCGCGCCGTTCTGGCACTGATTACACTATCTGCGATAACCTGCCAGCCCTGCCGCGTTTTGCCGTTCTGGCCTGTCCACTGGCTCACCTGCATGTTACCCGCCACGCTCAGGAGTTCGCCTTTGTGGTGTTTTGCCAGTGCGTCGGCCTGTCTGCCAAACGCCAGGACAGATAACCACATCGTCGCCGTTCCGTCATCTGCCTGGCTGCACGGCAGGGGAACCGCCATACCCGCCATCGCCATTTGTGTCCCTTTGCTGGTGGTCTTTAACTGCGGGTCAGCCACCAGCCGACCGTAAGCTGCTATCTGTGCTGTCATGCTGTCTGCTCTCCGGTTTTAACGTTGATGGTTGTCACCTGTTCAGCTTCCGCAATCTCCCGCTCTGTCAGCGTGGCAAAATTTGCCGCCGTCGTGGTCATGAATGCGCTTATCAGTTCGGGATGTGCTTTCGCGTATCCTTCCCCCGCGTGGCGGTCTATCGTTCTGATTGCCACCTTTAAGGCGTGCTCTGTCATGTCTAATGCGCGATATTTTGGTGCTGTCTTATCTCTGGTTTTTCTGGTCATGCGCCCACCTGTGCCCACTTTTTCTACCCACTTTTCATGGTTTCCCACTTCGTCCCACCTGGGATTTTGTGGTTTTATATCGTACTGTTTCATAAGAATTTTTTTAGTGCCCACTTTTTGGGATGTATACACGTGGGAAAGTGGGCGATTTTGTTAAATTCCAGTTAAATTACCCACTATTCCCACTTTTAACGCCCACTTTTTACAGTGGGTGAACATCATCCCCATCGACGCAAATCACGCCGTCTTTTTCCAGTTTGGCTAACCATCGTTTAAGGTGTTTTGTGTCATATCCCAGCTTTTTCATGTCATCACGTAGCAGCGGGATCGTGCATTTATCACCATGCTGTATACGTGACCGGATACAACCCCATAAAGCCGTGTGATTTTCCGTCTTGTTCCCGGCCTCCTCTATGCGCTCCAGTTCAGCAGGGGCGCGGGGAACGTCAATCACCACCATGGACACGATTTCTTCACCCTCAGGATCCGTAAATACCTCCACGCTCTTAAGGTCGTAGGCGCTTTCTTTTGGCTCCTCCGCGTCCTTCATCTTCGTACATGCTGCAACCAGCGCCGTAGCCTCTGAATGTTCCCGACTGATTCGGAACTCAGCATCAAGCGCCGCACGGAATGCACTGGAACCCCGCGCCCCTTTCGTCTCATCCTTGCCGGAATGATGCACAACCAGAACCGTGGCCCCCGTGGCCTGCTTTATCGCGTCACACCCCTGGATAAACGCCCCCATGTCGCGGGAGTCATTTTCATCATGACCACCAAAGCAACGGGCCAGCGTGTCAATGACAATCATCCGCACCCTTTCGCCCGTTCTGTCCTGCACTAATCCGGCGGTCCTGATAACCTGCTCCACATAGTCAGGCGATGCAGGGAAGACAGGCGCGTTAACGATGCACAAATCCGTAACCACCTTGTCGTGGGTTATCTCCCACGCCTTAACGCGGCGTTTTACGCCCATACTGCCTTCGCCAGCGATATAGATAACCGCGCCCTTACTTACCCTGCGGCCTCCCCATGCCATACCTGTGGCAACATGGCACGACCAGGAAATAGCCAGGAACGATTTATAAGAACCGCTGGCCCCGTAGGTGCTGCATAATGATTCAGCCGGAATAAGCCCCTTAATTACGTAGCTTTGCTGCGCGTCGAATCCCTCAGAACCCCATGAAATCGGTAGCGTGATTTTTTGTTTTCCTCCATTCATGATCAGGCTTTCCCCTCTCTCCCATGTCTCCCGTAGCCGTGGAAGCTGGTCGGTCCATTTCTCCAGTAATTCGAAGTTTTCAGAAAGCAGCCGCGCTTCCTGGACTCCGGCGATCGCCAGTTTTGTCGCTATGGTTAACAGCTGCGCTTCGTCAATATTTCCGGCGCGTATCACCGTTACCCTGTATCGCCCCTCATCAACAATCTGCAGGTTGTCCAGTTCGCTTAACTGATAACGGCCCAGGTAAACCGGAGGGATGGGATCGCCTGCTTTTTTGGCCTGTGCAATCATGTAATGTTCTGCAAAGGAGTGAGCATTATCACCCGCAAAAATAACCGCCTCAGTGTGTTTATCTTTCGGTAACAGTTTTACGTTCGGTGCCAGTTTCATTTTTTACCCCCTGCGACCAGCATTTCACGAATTTTGCGGATATGACTTGCTGCACGTTTCTGATTTACGGCTTTACGATGGCCCACCAGCGTGAAATCACGCCGGAACTGATAAACAGGCATCACGCAGTCATATTCGTAGCCATCACGGCGGTAAGTGATGCGCCGTTCTGCCACGCCTTTTATCGTTACCGTGCCGCCATAGTTATCCCGGAAAATATCGCCGGGGCGGATTTCAGGCCGAGCGGGGCCGCTGGCAGTAAAGCCAGAAATTTTCTGTTTCATGGTTTTTATTCCGCGTTTATTTTTTTATCGTGAATTTCGATCGCTTTATTTAATTCGACGATTACCGTATCGAGTAATGAAATAAACGCACCAGCAAGATTAGACTCACGCTCATCTTCCGGCGCATCACTTAAACCATCAAGCCAGATAAGAAATATTTGCCTCAAACATTCACTGTTAGTCAGTGCGTTTTCTGCATGGCTCATTGATTTAAAATAACGGTCATCATGCATGGTGCGCCCCTTGAATATCTGCGGTAAGAATTTTGCCTGCTTCATTCAGCGCCATATCAGCACTAAGTTGCATAACAGCCAGTGAGTGAGGAACGAAAGCCCCGGCATATTCTGTTTCGCTGGTGGCGCGCTTATGCGCCTTGTCTGCGATAACAGAAATATCAATCAGCGCGTGCATCAGCGTTTTGATGGCTTCGGCGGCTGCGTCCGGTGTGGTTTTATTGTGCATAGGTTTCCCCCTGGCGAATACGGGCAGCGAATACCATCACGCAGCCATCAGGAGATTGCTGACGCGCTTCCTGTTCGCTGGTGGCCTCAATGGTAATCACGCGCGGTTGTGCCGTGCTCAGGGCGATAAAACGCCAGATGTATTTATTCAGGTTGTACGAGTCCCGCCCTTGCGGGTGTCTGGTATAATTTCTCATAGCTACCTCGATACTTTCGCTATCGTTGGTGGTTAGAAGCCCTGCATGTGTTCCAGCACTGCGGGGCTTTGCTGTACATACACCACAATCATTGGTGTGTGTACAGATTAAATTTAAGTGCGCTACAGTGTCAAGTGTTTTATTTACACACCTTTTGATGTAATGTATGCACACCTCAAAATAACCGGACATTCTGATGGCAACAGGAAATATCAACAGCAGATCGCAAATGAAAAATATCCGCTTCCCCCATGATGTAATCGAGGAAATGGAAAATTCGAAAACGGAAGGGGAAACAATAGCCGCTTTCGTGATTACAGCCGTTCGCGGTGAGATCGCCCGCCGCCAGGCAGAAGGAAGCGGAGAAAATCCCCTGGTTTCTTCGCTCGATGCACTGGCGCAGGTGGAAAAAATCGGAGTCAAAGCAGCCGAGGAGATCGGGCAACTCATCACCGTCGCGCGTGAAGAACTCCAGCGTCGCAAGGCCAAAGAGCAGGAGTGACCATCACCAGCGCCGTGGTGTAAGGTATTACGGCGCATTGCTATGCAGGACAACACAATGACCGATAAAGAATTGACCAAAACATTATCACCGACACGGAAAAGACGACGCAGAAAGATAGAGCATGAATCAGAAAGATTCGCGCCATGTGCTTTTGCCCTTGAGCAATTCCTTAAAGAGTACAGGGAAAAGCGCTCATTGCAGGTATGGCAACGAACTGAACCAGACTGATTGCATTGCCCACCAGCCGCAAATGTGGCATTGTTGGCGATGCTCATGCGTTGGGGATAACGCGAAATTTGTGTCGCAGGGCTACCGTGACTGGTGGCCTTTTCTTTGCCTGTTATCCGGCAATAGTGGCGCTTCTTCACACAGTTGATATAATTCCCCTGCACTGATCCATTTTTTTCGCAGCAGGTTAATTGTTCACAAGGGCGCTCCGGCAACGGGGCGCTTTTTGTTATGTTCATTGCGTTACACCTCACACCATTACGCAGCCGTTCCGCGCGCTTCTTCCTCGCGTTCTTTCAACCAGGCCTGCACCTCATCTTCATACCAGCCAACACGGCGCAGACCGATTTTGAAGCCTTTCGGGAATTTTCCGGCGTTGATCATGTCCTGTAGCGAACTGTCTGCCTTGATGCGCAGAATATTTTTTACTTCCTGACGGGTAAGAATTTTTCTGATTACTTCCATCGTGTTTTACCTCGTTAATCCGGCGTATTCCGGTGGTAAATACGGTAAAACAGGGCAGGGCGGGAAAAACAGTACTCACCGTTTTAAAACGGTACTCACTGTTTTTTATCTCATTGATTACGCTTTCTTTTTGCAAAAAAATAGCGACCGCAAGGGGCCGCTATTGTGATTACCGTTTCCACTTCTTAGGTCGCCCACCACATTTAAGGCTGGTGGGCCTCAGCACCTTGTCGATGCTTTCAGCCAGATTTTTCGATGCGCCACGCGAGCGTAAAAAACTGACTACCTCGTGTTTTGTGGGGGCTGTTGATTTGTCTTCCGGATCGTATGTTGACCAGAATTCACGATTTGCCATTAACGCCAGTTGCAGCCCTTCACCGCAGACATTGGATGATTTTTCGTGCCAGACCATTTCAATAAATCTCGATTTCTCATGAGTCGGGTTTTTCCTTGTCTGTTGAGGAGATAGGCGATTATACGATGGTTTAGCATGGTTTGCACTGGTTGTACTGGTTTTTTGTACAGTTACACCGCACGGATACCCCTTTTACCACTGGCTATGGTCACTCCGGTTGCTGCGGCTTCCACAAATTCACCCCACCAGCGCATAAGTACTACACGTTTTTCCAGGTAGTTACTTCGGTTATATGCTCGCCTTACCTCGTTCGTGTCCACGTGTGCGAGTGCGGCCTCGATTACGTCCGGCTCGAATCCTTCCTCGTTCGCTGCTGTACTGAATATGGCGCGTAATCCGTGAGACACCAGCACACCAGCGTATCCCATCCGGCGCAATGCAGCGTTAGCGGTCTGGCTGCTCATTGGCAGCATTGGATTTTTAAGGCTGGGAAAAACATGTTCCCTGTGTGCGCTGATTGGCTTCATTGTTTCCAGTACAGCCATCGCCTGACCGCAAAGAGGGATCACATGGTCACGGCGCATCTTCATGCGTCCGGCTGGAATCGTCCATGTTTCGGCATCGAGATCTATTTCTTCCCAGCGTGCGGCGGCTGCTTCGGCTGGGCGTGCTACGGTCAGCAGTTGCCACTCGATTAGCAATCTGGTTTGCCGTTCTATGCTGGCGACCGATAAATCGTGCATTAGCTGCGGTAGCTGTTCCGGTCGGATGGTTGGCATATGCTTTTTAGTGGGGGAAGGGAATGCCTTGCGGACGTTCGCGGCGGTGTTGATGTCAATCAGCCCACTGTTGGCAGCAAAATCCATCACTTCATTGATGCGTTGTAAAACGCGTTTCAGAGTTTCCAGGTTGCCGCGTGCTTTAATGGGTGTGAGTATCTCAACAAAGCGGCGAGCGGTGAGGGTATCTATTGGCGTGTTTCCGATGTACGGGAATACGTATTTTTCCAGGGATCGCCAGATATCCTTAATCGTGTTGTAAGCCAGATTCTGGCCTTTTTTCATCTCGTACCAGTCCAAGGCAACTTTTTCGAACGTGTTGCCCTTTTTCCTGCTCTCTGCTTCACGTTTCCGGCGTTCGTAGTCCTGTGGGTCAGTTCCCTTTGCTATGAGTGACCTGTATTCATTCCGTCGCTCTCTGGCATCAGACAGGGAAACATCATTTAGCGATCCAAGGCTGATAATAGTCCGTTTTTTATCTGCCGGACGGTAGTACGTAAAACGCCAGATTTTTGATCCGGAGGGCTTCACCAGAAGAAATAATCCTCCGCCATCCTGCAGGGTATATTCCTTTTCCCCTGGTCGTGCGTTTTTGATCTCCGTAATAGTTAGTGGGGTGGTTTTTCGTGCCAT